TACTGACCGGCGATCTCGTCTCGGTGGGTGACATCCACGCCGGGAGCGCCTTCGCCCCATGCCCTGACGAGATCGCCGGTCAGTACGATCTGACCATCCACGCCTCGCGCGTGCAGCGATGGCTTACCCGATGCTGGGAGCACTTCACGGACGAGTACGTCCCGGCCGTCGTCGGTCGCCGCAAGTTCGCTCTGCTGGTCAACGGCGACGTGCTCGAGGGCAACCACCACGGCGGGCACCAGTTGGTATCCGCGGCGGTCAAGGTGCAGAGGCGGATTGCTCTCGAACTGCTCCGGCCGCTGGCGGCGCGGGCGTCCGAGGTCTACGTCGTCAAGGGCACCGAATGCCACACCCGCGACGATGAAGAGGACATCGCGGCCGAGTTGAAGGCCCGGCGCTGCCCCGACACCGACAACTTCGCGCCCGACTGGTGGGACATCAACGTCCGCGGCTGTCTCACCTCGTTCCGCCACCACATCCCCGCGACCTCGCGCCGAGCACTCAAGGGCTCTCAGCTCTCGATTCAGCTCATCGAGGAACAGGCCGAAGCCGCTGGCGCCGGGACGCCCATCCCCCGCGTGGTCGTCCGCTCGCACCGCCACACCTACGGCAGTTATGACGACGGCTGCGGCATGGCGGTCGTTCTACCCGCGTGGCAGCTTCTCACCCGCCACGGTCACAAGGTCGTTCCCGCGGCCCAGCGCGGCATCATGGTCGGCGGCGTGGTGCTCGACTACTCGCGGGTGTCTGATCCCTTCGACCTTCCCACCGTGCACCGGAACCTGTACAGGCCCAAGCCATGAAACCGACGCTCGACATTGCCGAACTGCGGAAGGCGCTCGCCCAGAACCACGCCGGCGACGACGGCGCGACCGTGGCCGAGATGGTGGAGGCGTTGGGCCAGGAGCCGACGCGAAGCCGGTGCGCGTCGGTGCGGGAGAAGCTGCGGCCCCTCATCCGCGACGGTCGTGTTGTCATCGGCCGCTCTGTCAGGACTCAGATCAACGGCGTACCTCGGCTCGAAACCGTCTATCGCTTCGCAGGAGGTGGGCATGCTCCCGTGGCCGACGATCAAAGAGGGAACCGAGTACCCCGCCCCGCTCGAGTGGATCGACCCCGACGAGCAGCCAGAGCACGAGGCTGAGGTGTAGCCATGCCCTTCGAATCCTTCGACTCGATGGACTATTCAGCCGCCCGCGCCCCGGGGCAGGACGGCCAGAAGCCGCCCGCGCACGCGTTGGGCATGCGGCCGATGGTCTACATCGGCACCGGCTGGTACGCCGGGGCTGCTGCCGACGCACGCGTGAACGCCGCCGGCGCGTTCGCCGCCGGTGGCCGCATTCCGCCCGGGTCGCTGGTCATGCTCGACTTTGAGCCGTGGCTGCACCGGATGATCGACTGGTCCGGCCGCAACCTCGCGCCGCACGCCGATCGCGCCCGGTTCGCCGCGGCGATTTCCCGCACCGTCTACCTCGTCCGTGCCGCGTGCCCGTCCGCGACGATCGTGACGTACCAGTCTCTCGTCGGCACCTTCAACGCCGACAACGGCGACGCCTGGCTACGGGCCTACCGCGACACCAACGAGGCCGTGTACATCGAGCCGCATCCCGGGGCACCCAACGGCATCGGCAACCTGTTCGACGCCGCCGCCGTCTCGTTCTACCGCTGCTACTCCGATCAGCGTGCCAACACCCGCCGCGTGGAAGGGCTCGCCGCCGAGGCTCGCAGGCTCTACCCCGAGAAGCGTCTGCTGTCCGTCCTCTGGGAGCGATACCCGCAGTCCTACGACGTGGCCGCGCTCCGCTTCGACATCATGGAGCCGCCGCACATCGCGGACATGATTGGCCTGTCGCGGCGGTTGGCTGACTCCGAGATCTGGTGGGGCAGCAACCTGTACGGCCGCAAGGGGCTGGTGCCTGCCGAGCGGAACAAGTTCGGGTATGCCGTCGAAGGCGGCAACGGATGGGACGACTCAGCGCCCTGGTGGCAGGAGGCTCGCAAATGGCTACCGATTCCGAGCAACCACACGATCGACGCCGCGAGCCCCGGACCCACCTTCCGACGCCGCGAGGATCGAGAGGCGTGACGCCGCCCGACCGGACTGAGGAGGAGCAGGCCCGGCTGGATCGTGAGTTCGCCATTCTGGTCGCGTGCGGCTTCGAGCCCGAGGAGCTGTACGAGATCGAGATGGAGCCAGAGAAGGGCGTGAGCGTCTGGCGGATGATCCTGCCGGAAAAGACGCTGCGCAAGTGGCCCTAGACGGCGTTTTCCGCTAGACCACAGACTAGACGGATTCCGGCCCGCTCGTAAGTCCTTGTCCCGCAAGGCGCACGGGAACGCCGCGACGGATTGCAAATCCGTTGCGCAAGCTTCGTGGGTTCGAATCCCACCCCGGCCTTTTGCCCCTTGATTCGCAGGGTTTTCCGCGAATCGTCCGAGGAATCAGGCCCGCCGCGTGCGGGTTGGTCTAGGACTGCCACCCCCTCAACTTTCGCCAGCAGGCCCCATCTGGCGCACCGAATGTCGGGAACCGACTAGACCACGGGCTAGACGGACGGCATGGCGTTTACGGTGGCCGTCCTCGCCTTGGCCTGTTCCTTCGCGTACACGTTCAAGTACAGCGACGGCGACGAGTGCCGCGTCAGGCTCTGGCCCGTCTTCACATCCGGTGCCGTTGCCGCGACCCGCGTCGCGTAGGTGTGGCGCAGGCAGTGAAAGTCGATCGAGCCCTCGGCCGTCTTGACCGGCACCCCGGCGGCTCTCGCGTCTGCCTTCAACGCCGCTCCCCATCGCTTGCTGCCCGGGAACAGCGCCGCCCGCTTGGGCATGCTCTCGATCCACGCCTGCAGCTCGGCCGCGAACTCGCTCGGCAGCGGCTGAACGTCGTGCCGCCGGCGCTTGGAGTACCCCGCCTCCACCGTCACCGTGCAGGCCTTGAAGTCGAACGACACCCGCGTGAGCGTCCCGATCTCGTTCGCACGCAGGCCCGTCGCTGCTGCCAGTCGGTACGCCCACACGCGGTGGGGGAGCGACAGACGCCGCTTCCCCCCGGACGCGATCTGCCCGATGACCACCACCTCGGACGCTTCCGCCGCGGCTTTGATCTTGTCGAACTCCGCCGGCGTCAGGGCACGGCGCCGCAGCTTCCGCGTCGGCTCGGTCCTGACCATGTCCAGATCCCGCAGTTGATCCTCGCGCGTTCGCTTGCGCCGCCAGAGCCAGGTGGAGAACGCTTTGCACGCCCGGATGTAGCCGTTCCGCGTTCGGCCTGACAGCGGCTTGTCGTCGTCTCGCAGGGATGCCACGGCGCGGGAGACGCGGGAGGACTCGAAGTCGGCCAACGTGCGGATGTTCGCGGCTGTCAGCACCCGCTGGATCTGGGCTTTGGTGTCGCGGACATACCGATCCGAATCGTCCTTGTCGGCAAGGTGCTGCAGGTACCCGATCGTGTTCCCCGATCCGGTCAGGTGATGCTCGATCGACGTGCGTGAGTGCGTCGCCAGACTCGAGTCTCGTTCGTCGTGCACGCCCGCCTTCTGCCGTGCGACCTTCAGCACGAGTGCCGCGGCGATCTCTTCGGCCCCGGTGCGGCTGGGGGTACCCGCGCTCTGCTCGCGTTTCTTGCCGCTCGCGTCGGTGTACTGGATCGTCCAGTTCTCGTCGCGGACCTCGATCCGCTTGCCATCGGCGGCGAGCTTGGCCCAGCGTTGATCGCCTGAGGGTGTGACCCATTCGACGCCCCGGATGCCCCGGCGCGTAGATGGGCGTGCCCCGCCCGGCATTGGCAATCGCCGGAGTTTGCGGTAGATGAAGGGCACGGGCTATTGCCGGTTGGCGATGACTTCGTTGACGATCTGCATGATGAACCAGAGGCCACCGAACAGCAAGAAGCCCACCGGCACGAACAGGATCATGCCCCACATAACGCGGTACTGCAGGCCCCCGTGCATCCGTTTGATCTGCAGCGCGGCTCGCATGTCCTCGCGCAGCCCGCGTATCTCGGCCACGATCGCCTGTGCCGCGGCGTCTGCCGCCGGAGCCTGCAGCACCGTGCCGACCAGGTGCCCGTCGTTGGACGCGGTCGCGGCGGCTGCTGACTCGCTGGCGGCGTCCACGACCATCTCGTATGCGGCCCCCGACTCACGATGCGCACAGGTGACGATGAACTTCGGCATGGACCCACCTACATGGGAGGCAACTGCCTCCGGTGCTGAATGACCACGCCGAACTGCTCGACGTGCTCGCGGGGCACGACCTGCGGCGGATACGCGGCGTTGTCCTTCCGCAGCAGGAGCGACCCGCCCTCTTGAGGATACCACCGGCAGAGCATTCCGCCCGGACGCGGATGATCCGCCCCGAGCCGGACGTAGACCACAGATCCCGGCGCTGGCATGTTGTCGGCGTCCGGCGGCACGGTTCGCACGATGACTAGATCATGCTGGTTCAGCGTCGGGGCCATGCTGGACCCGTCCACGACCAAGGCAAAGACGTTTTCCAGATCGGTCTGGACATCCACGTCCGTGTACGCATACCCAAATCGACTGTCCACACTCCACTCCGCGTTATCGACTTGCTGGCCTGCCGCGGTGCGATTGATAATCGGTATTCGCGGCTTCGGCCCAGAGGCTAGCACGCTTTCGAGATCGCAGGCCTTGAGTTTCAGCGCCTTTGCCAGTCGCGGAAGCTCCGCGAGCCTGATGCGCGTGTCGCCCCGCTCCCGACTGGTGATAGCTCCAGTGGACAAGTTCACCAGCTTGGCCAGTTCAGCCGCCGACATGCCCAGCGCGTCTCGGCGTTCTCGGATGTAGGTGCCAATGTCCAAGACCCAAAGATACGGCGTGACGTTTTCCACAATCTGGACCATGCAATAATGCTAGGCAATATCTAGACTTGCGATTAGACGCTAGATTTTTGCTAGACTTTGACTAGACAAGGCTCGATTCTGTCGATATTCTGTGGGTATGACCAAGGCGTCACCTACCCCCCACAAGAACGTGCAGGCCTACCTGCCGGAGCACGAGGCGATTCGCAAGACCGCCCGCGATTTCCGAGTTCCCAACCCCGTTGTCGTCGCGGCGATGTGGGAAGCGTGGAACCGGCTCGGCGAGCAGACGCAGGAACGCATGCTGCTCGGCGCTCATCGTCGCCGCCCGAACCTGCAGGGCAATCGCGTGGCCGGAGGTGCGGCGTGAGCATGCCCCGCGTCACCGAAGTCGCTCCGGCGGCTCTGGATTACCGCGACGCCGCGCGGTTCCTCGGCGTGTCGGAATCCTCTCTGCGTCGCGGAGCCAAGGACGGCTCCGTGCGCAGCGTTCATGTCCTCGGTCGCCGCGTGTTTCGCATCGCGGACCTGCGTGAGTTCCTGAACAACCAAGCCAACCAGCAGCGCGACGCGGCGAAAGCCACCTGATCTCACACGCGCCGGTCCTGCGTCGAGAGGCGTGGGGCTGGTTTCCAAAACGCGAACGGGCCGCGTCTTGTACACGCGACCCGCTCAACACCGGAGGTAACCCGATGCAGATGAACAGTATCCCCATTACCCAAGACGCCGCAATCGACGGTGCGATCACCCGAATCCTCGGCGAGATCGGCACGGCGAATGCCAGCCCCCGCGTGCAGGTCGCTGCTGAGAACCACAACGCCGCCGCGTCCGCTGCCGAGATCGTCGCCGAGTCGATCCTCTGCCGCGAGTGTGGCAAGGTCGGCCCGCAGGGCCGCATGTCGAGCGGGGCACTGATCCCGATCTGCCGCGCGTGCAAAGCTGCTGCCGACGCTGCGGAAGTGGCGAAGGTGTCGCACCTGAGCAACGCGCTCAAGGTCGCGTTTGCTCCGGTCGTCGATGCTGCCGAGCAGCGTAAATCTGAGCACGCCGCTTGGGTGAAGCGAATCGACGAGACGCAGGCTGCCCGCACGCTCGCGCCTGCCGCTGTCAAGGAAACGCTGAGCAAGGTCGGCCTCGACTGCGAGGCATTGGAGACGGTGCTCGCCCTGGCCGTCACCGCTCTTGATCCGAAGGCGATGAGCGACTCCGGCGAGGAGGTCGTGATCTACGCCCGCGCCATCCGTCACGTTCGCCACGTCCTGATCGGCGAGATGGCGGACAACGACGAGGCCCAGCTCGCGAAGTTCGTGCGGGCGTTCGCTGATCGTGAACAGCAGCGGATCGACGACGACGAGATGGGCGACGTGCTGGTCGAGTCTGAGCTTGACGCGATCGCTTGGGAGCTTGAGAAAGAGGTCGGCGCTCGGAAGGCGGTGGCATCGTGAGCACCAACTTCCCAGATCCTGCCGTGCTGAACTCATTCGACGACGAGGCCGAGGCCATTGAGCACGCAAAGCACTGGTCCAAAGTGCGCCGCGAAGAGTGGACCGTCATCCACGGGCTGAGCGGTAGCGGGCTGAAGTTCTTCGCTGAGCTTGGCGACGGCGGGATGATCCGAAACACCGAGCGACTCGTTGCGAGATTCGACTGTGGGAAGGCGGTGACTGAGTGAACTGGTACGCCGTCTCGCTCATCGTCGGCAGCGTCTCCGCGATGCTGCTCGCCGTGGGCCTGTTGGTCGCGTGTCTTCATCCTCGGGCGTTTCACATTGGGAGGGGACGGTAATGGAACCACGAACGCGAATCCTGCCGCCCGCGACTGGCCTGCATCCGGGCGTGCCCTTTTCCGATTACATCCTCTGGTCCGCTCTCTCGCAGACGGACCTGAAAGCCGCTCGGACGATGCTGCACCTGCGGCGTCGGCTCGACAATGTGCCGGATGCTCCCGGCCCGGCGCAGAGCAAGGGCACGGCGTTCCACACGCTGCTGCTCGAGCCCGGCGAGTTCCGCGAGCGCGTTGCCGTCTGCCCGGTCAACGAGAAGACCGGCGAGTCGTGGGGCCGCGGCACGAACACGTGGGAGGTCTTCGAGGCCGCGAACCCCGGCAAGACCCACATCAGCCGTCTGGAGCTGGCGGACGTGCAAGCGATGGCGACGGCGGCGCGTGAGAACGCGACGGTGCAGATGCTCCGATCCGCAAAGCCCCTGGTCGAAGCGTCGGCAGTCTGGACCGATCCCGAGTTCGGGGCGGTGTGCAAGGGCCGATTCGACTGCCTCATCGAACGCCCCGACCGCATCATCGTCGCCGACTTCAAGACGACCGGCGATGCCTCACCCGATGCGTTCGGGCGCGACGCGGCGAAGTTCGGGTACGTCTTCCAGATGGCTTTCTACCGCCGCGCGTGCAGCGTGCTCTTCCCCGGCAAAGCCTTCGACGCCTACATCGTCGCGGTCGAGTCGGAAGACCCCTACGCGGTCGCGGTCTACTCCATCGACGACGACACGCTCGCCGTCGGCATGAGCGAGGTTCGCACGAAGCTGGCGCAGTACGCGGCGGCGGTCAAGTCCAACAAGTGGCCCGGTTACGACGCGGAGACTCCGTTGGTGCTCCCGGCGTGGGCCTATCGGCAGATTGAAAGCGAGGGAACGAATGTCAACTGAGAACGGTGCGATCGTGAAGGCGAACGTGAGTCCGACGGAATCGCTGCTCCAGAGCAAGCGGGATTCGATTGCGGCGGTGGCGACGTCCGGCGTGGACGTGGACCGGCTCATCAAGCAGGCCGCGATTGCGGCGATCGAGACGCCCCAGCTCGGCAACTGCGATCGGTCGTCGCTGGTGCTCTCTGTGGCCCGCGTCTGCGAGCTGGGTCTGGATCTGTCCAAGACGCTCGGGCAGGCGTACCTGATCCCCTACGGCAACAAGGCGACGCTCATCATCGGCTACAAGGGCCTGATCGAGCTGGCCTACCGCTCGGGCCGCGTCAAGATGATCGACGCCCGCGAGGTCCGCGATGGCGACACGTTCTCGTGGACCGGCGGCACAAGCCCGTCGGTGAACCACGAGCCCGCCCCACTCGGCAAGCGCGGCGAGCTGGTCGGCGTCTACTGCATCATCGACATGGCCGACGGTGCCCGCAAGGTCGAGGTCATGGATAAGAACGAGGTCGAGGCGATCCGTCGCCGCAGTCGCTCCGGCAACTCGGGACCGTGGCAGACGGATTACTCGCGGATGGCGACGAAGACCGTGATTCGCCGCGCGTGCCAGCAGTTGCCCCTGTCGCCGCAGTTGAAGAAGGCGATGGAGTACGACGGCGATCGAATCGACACGCACGCCGAACAGCCGAAGCGCCCGAGCCTGGCCGACAAGCTCGCTGGCCGCGACGCCGGCGCCGAAGCACCCGAGACGCCCGCGGATCAGACGGACATCGACCACGGCAATGAGCCGCAGGCCGAGACGCCGTTGGTGGCAGGCAAGGTCAAGCCCGACGGCCCGATCACGGAAGACGACATCCCCTGGTAGCTCTCACCACGGCTGGCGCGGGCGGACACCTCCCCCGCGTCGGCTTGCCTCTCTCCTCGTGCTGTCGCCGCTGGCGGAATCGGCGGCGACGGCTTCTGGTTCTCCTCGCGTTGTGCGTCGCTTGACGGTGACGCGCCGCAGTCCGGTCGGTTCTCACACCTCCGCCCGGTATCACATCGCTCCCGCGCCGCTTGTTGTGTCGCGGGGGTTTCAAGCCGGTCGCGTTGACCGGCAGAGCGTGAATCTCGCCACGCGACATCCTGCTGTAGCGAAAGCGACGGCAGGGGATTAGGAGCACAGCATGGACGCGAACGCACAGCCCACCCTCTTCGCCGCACGGACGACGTTCTCGGGCCGAGTCGAGTACGCCCCGCACAACGGCACCGCGACAAGCAAGGCAGCCGCACGAGCGATCGACCGCAACAACGGCAAGCCCACGGGCGAGTCGATGATCCTCAAGATGCTCGCCGCGCCCAGGTGGGCGAACGGTGCCACACGAGAAGACATTGAGGACACGACGGGGCTGTTGACGCAGACCGTGTGCCCGCGCGTGAACGCCCTGGTGCGGCTCGGGCAGGTGCAGGTCATCGGCACGCGGAAGTTGCGGAGTGGGCGCGAGGGAGACGTTTATCAGATCACGGATGCGGGGCGCGAGCGGGTGGGGGGTGCAAAGTGACGCACTGGCTTTCATATGGCGCGGGCGTCAACTCAACGGCGGTGCTGCTGGCGTTGCTTGACGGCACGATCAAGGCCGATCCGTGGCGCGTTGTCTTTGCCGACACACGCGACGAGAAGGACGAGACGTACGCCTACATCGACCAGTACGTCACGCCTTTGCTGCGCCGCCGTGGGCGCGTGCTTGAAGTCGTCTGCGCTGACGAAGGCGTGCTGGAGCGTTGGGAGCGGTTGTCCGTTACTGGCAACCGGATACTGCGGACCTGCTCCGTCGAAGCCAAGATCAAGCCCATCACGCGGCATGTTGCGGCGCATGGCAAGCCTGGCGATGTCCAGTTGATCGGTATTCACGCGGACGAGCAGCACAGGGCAAAGCAGCCGAGCGACGGTCGCGTGCTGAGGTTCCCACTGATTGAAATGGGCTGGGGCCACGACGAGTGCGTTGCCGCTATCACTAAAGCCGGGTTGCCAGTGCCGGTGAAGTCCGGGTGTTGGCATTGCCCGTTCGCCCGTGTGAAAGAGGTGGTCCAGTTGACCATCTCTTCGCCCTGCAAGTTCGACCGCATCATCAAGTTGGAAGACGCGGCCAACGCCAAGCACGGCCCGCAGCCGGATGGGTCTCCGCGTATGCAATGGCGCAAGCCCGCCCGAGAGATACGCGACGGCGGATCGTTGTTTGCAGATGCGGGGAACGACCTGCCGTGCGCGTGTTGGGACGGCGACGCCGAGGTGACGGCTCACGAAAGGAGCGGAGGATGAGCGTTCAACACACCCCCGGCAACGGCCAGCACACGCTGGTTCGCATCGAACACACCACCCCCGGCGACGCTCGCGTGGTCGTCGAGTACGAGGACTCCGACGACGAGGCCGGCGACCAGATCGCAACGCCCGGCTGGTGCATCCGCTGGGCGCTGGACAGGTTCCACGGCGGCACCGACTTGTACGTCGCTCTCGAACTCGCGCACGCCCTGTCGTCTTTGGAGTTGAACGACGACGACACGCGGTACTTGGACGACGAGGCGAAGAAGGCACTTGCGGCGATGGTGGATGCGGCGAAGGAACTGCACGAGCACCAGGCCGAGAAGCGGCGGAAGCGGAAGGCCGAAAGGAGCAGCGATGGAAAGCGTTGAGAGCATTGCACAGAAGTTGATCCCCTGCACCTGCGGTGGTTACGGCGAGAACAACCGCCGTCACATGAGCGATTGCCCGCGATTCCTTGTCGCGTGGGAGGACATCGCCGCCGCCCTCCGCGCCGAGCGTGCGAACACCGACACCGCGAACTCCGCAGCCGTGACCGCATATGCGAAGGTACGGGAGTTGGAGGCGTTGCTGGCCGGTGCGAAGGCTGCTGTTCTGGCCGAGCGTGCGAAGTTCGCGGCGGTGAACGAGCGGCTACGGAAGGTGCTGGACCGCATCGCCTACGGGCCGTTTGGCGGTCCAGAAGCAAGCGCCAGCGATCTGCTCGGCAGCATCACCGACTTCGCACGCGAAGCCCTGACCACCAATCAAGCCGCCGAAGACGCGGCGGGGGGGAAGAAGTGACACTCATCCTCCTCGCCGCTCTCGGCATCGTCGAAGCCGCAGCATGGCACTGGCGCATGAGAACCGCCGTCGGCGCGTCCGTTGCCGCATCCACCGCCGCGGCGTTCCTCGTCACCGTCACCCGCATCGCGTTCGTCGGGGCCGGAGCCTCCGCAGTCATGGCACGCGAGCCCTGGCCGCTGCTGATCGTCGCGTATGCGGTTCCGGCCACGCTCGCAACTGTCGTCGTTCATTCGCACTCGCAGAGAAAGGCCGTCGCTTGAATCGCAACTTCCCCCACAAGGAAATCGCCGACGCCCAGGCTGGCATCGTCGCCGAGCCGTCGCCCGCGATCTTCAGCTTCACCGTGCCCGGCGTCCCCGGCACCGCTGGCAGCAAGAAGTACGTCGGGCACCACGCGGGCAGGCCGGTGCTCATCGACGACGCCAAGAAGGGCAAGGACTGGCGAGCGTCGGTCCAGTTGTTCGCGCGGCAGGCTGGCGTCTGCCCCCTTGCCGGTCCCGTGCAGCTCTGCGTCACGTTCTACATGCCGCGTCCGGCTGGGCACCACAAGGCCGGCGACAGATCCAAGCCCGTCAAGGACTCGGCGCCAGCTCGACCCCTGACCAAGCCCGACTGCACGAAGATGCTCCGGGCCGTAGAAGACGCGCTCAAGGGCATCGCGTGGCACGACGACTCGCAGGTGGTGTCGCAGCGGACGGAGAAGCACTACGCGGGCGCCGAGGGGCCGCGGTGCTTCGTGGCGATCTCTGAACACACGGATGCGTTCTAGGCCTGGGTAGCAAGGAAGCAAAGATGATCGTCGATCCTGATTTCCTCGACCACTGGAAGACGCTGATGCTGGCCGACCTGCTGGGCGACCCGCAGGCACCTCTCTACGTCATCCGCATCTGGGGGCACTGCCAGATGCGCCGGCAGTGGGTCTTCGACAGCCTCCCGCCGTCTGCGCTCAAGGCTCTGTGCCGCTTCGATGGCGCTGCCGACAAGCTGGACGCCGCCCTGACGACCGCAGGATTCATCCGCCGCGACCAGGCTGGCACCGTCACCGTCTGCGAGTGGGAGATCTACAACGCGAGCCTCGTGGCGAACTGGACCAACGGAAAGAAGGGTGGGCGTCCGCAGAAATCCCGAGAAGAAAAACCCATGGGTAACCCATCGGTAACCCATGGGCTACCCATGGCTAACCCATGGCAAACCCATGGAGAACCCACTCCATCTATCTCTTCTTCTTCATCCTCTCTGTCTTCTCTGTCTTCTTCTTCTGAGGCGACAAAACCGAACGCGGAGCCGTTCGAGTCCGACACGCCCGCCCCGTGCCCCCCGGAAACCCCCGGCTTCTTCCGGTTCATGAACGCCTACCCGTCGCACCGCAAGAACGCCCGGTACGCAGCTGAAGACCTGTGGCGAGCCATGGTGCTGGAACCCAAGACCGAAGCGATCCTCACCGGCCTGGAGGTGTGGAAAGCCTCCGACCAGTGGCGCGAGGGCAAGGTGAACCGCATCGACAACTTCCTCAAAGACAGCATGTGGGAAAACCTCCCACCGGAGAGCACCAATGGACCCGATCACCGAAATCAATCGCATCGCCGCCCGACATCCGAAGACGCCCGCCGTGCAGCGGATCGCGCCAGCCGTGTCGGAGGCGATGCGCGGCCTGCCGTCAAGGTCTACTGACGCCCAGGCCGACCAAGAGCGGCTCCAGAACGCCGAGCGTCGTCAGGCCGAGTACGCAGCCGCCGAACGCTACAACGCCGCCCGCGTGCCCCTGCGCTACCGACAGACGAAGACCCACGGCCTGAACGAGCGATGGGTCGAGAAGTTCCGCACCGCCTGTCGCCTGATCGAGCAGCCCGGCGCCATCGTCGTCCTGACGGGCTCCCACGGCACGGGGAAGACTCACATGGCCTGCGAGGTCATCCGCAAGGCGACGACGCGGGGCACGGCTCTGTATGCGACGTGGGCCGACATCTCGCGGCGCTGGCGTGAGGCCGTCACGGGCGACTCGGAGTCCGAGCGGAAGGTCATCGCCGAGTTCGACACCCCCGCCCTGCTGGTCATCGACGAGATCGAGGTCGCCAAGGACGGCGAGTTCGGCGACCGGAACATGCGCGAGCTGCTCGATCGGCGGTATCGCAACATGCGGGCGACGCTGCTGCTGTCCAACCTGTCGCGTGAGGCGTTGCAGGCGAAGCTGGACCCGAGCATCCTGGACCGCATGGCCGAAGCCGGCGGAATCGTCGTCTGCGACTGGCCGAGCATGCGGGGGGTGGCATGAACCTCCCCGAAGCCATCCCCGGCGTGAACTGTGCCGCCGTCGTCGATCCCGTGACCCGCAAGGGCTTTCGTGGCGCGATTGCTGGCCAGGCTCAGGCTCCACGCTCTGGCAACATGAACGTGCCAATGACCGCGATCGTCGGTGCCGTCTGCGCGGCCCTTCGCATCGAGCCCGCAGAGTTCCGGTCTACGTCACGGTTCAGCCGCGTGGTCATCGCCCGCGAGCTGGTGTCGGCGCTGGCGGCGGATCTGACGCGGCTTTCGTATCCCGCGATCGCACTGGCGATGGGCAGGCCGAATCACTCGACGATCATCGACGCACGCGAGCGCTGGTATAACCGCGTCGAGCGTGCCGAGAAGGGCGACAAGTCCGCGTACATCGCGGTGTGGCGAACGGCGTATGAACCGAAGGCGTTGTACGAGAAGCTGAGGGCGGAACTGGAAAGGCAGGCCAAGTGAACGACAACAACATGAACAACTGGACTCCGGAGCCGTGGCAGACCGGACGCGAAGATGCGCAGTCCTACTACGGAGACACAGGACAGCCGTTTTCCAGCGTCTACCGCCAAGACGACGACGACCGAATGCCGCTGACGCCGGATGGATTTGGCGGCATGACTCGCGTTCCACTTCGCATCGCGTACGTCGAAGGCAAAGACATTCCGCGCGACGAAGAGAAGGCCAACGCACGCCGCATCGTCGCCTGCGTCAACGCCTGCAAAGACCTCGCCAACCCCGCCGCCGAAATCAAGGCCATGAGGGAGGTGTGTTCGGCGGCACTCCGCTACCGCAACGGCAAATACAGCGGCGACTGCGAGCGTCAAGAGCAGGCGTGGTTCGACGTGGTGAGGGCACTTGACGACGCCCTCGCCGTGTTGAAGGCACTTGACGCAGCCCTCGCCGCGTTGAAGGCACCCACCAGCGACGGCGCGGGGGAAGGAGGGGGCAATGCCCAAGCGTGACAACAGCGTGCGGTTCGCGGATACCGCGTGGGGTTTCGTGGCTGGCGATGCAAGCGACAAGAGCATTATCGTCGTCAACCGAATGGCGTCGTCTCGCTCATCTGACAATCGCAAGTGGGCCGCGATCCGCGTGTGGGCAGCGGGCCAGTGGATCGACATAACCGCGACACCGACGACGGTACGCGTCAACCGCAAGCCCGCAGCGAAGAAGGCCCGAACGCGGGCGGGAGGCAAGTAGCATGTTCACAGACGAAGACCACGCGAAGGCGGTGCAACTCTGGGACAAGTTCAAAGGCGCGGAGTGGTGGCCGTTCTACGTCGCGCACGACGGAGCAGCCTGGACCATTTGCGGCGCCGCTGTTCCGACGCACGTTGCGATGGAGATCGTGTCGCATCACGCGGTCGTGCACATGGCCCGGGGGGGTGTCTGCGAGATCCGGTTCAGCAACACCAACGAACGAGCGCACGAGAGCCGGCAGTGGAGCGCGACGCGATACGCGGTCGCGTTGCACGTTGCGGAGTATCGTGGCTCGTCGCCCGTTGACTGCATCCTCGGCTTGGTGGGCACGCCACGAATCCCACGGGGCGATTCGGACGAGCGTGCGAGGCTCCATGTCTACCCTGAACCCTGACCGCACGGAGGCCGAACAGGGGTACCCCCGGGTAGGTACCGATTTTGTTAGGTGTCCGGTTGCAGGTGCGAAGCGTCGCATTTTCTGACGAATCTGAGCGATTCTACGAGGTTTACGTTAGGATGTCAATAGGTGAACGATCGTTCAACGCAAAGGAGGCGTGTTCGGTATGAAAAAGGCCCGCAAACTGCTCTCTGACACGTTCCGTCCGACTCGCGGCGGCGACGGCGGACTGCTTCCGCGTGACGTTGACGCGATGACGAAGCGGCAGGCCCGGCTCGGCATTCGTCGCGCGGTGGCAAAGAACGCGTGCGTTTTCCCGACGGTGGCCCCGGCGCCGGTTTGCTTCTCGACCAGGAGCCAAGTGGACCGAGCGCACGACGAGAAGCTGGACGGGAAGCTGCTGCGTGGTGATCGCGTTCCGACAGCGACGCCGCGGCAGTACCCCGAGCATGAGTTCCACACGCCGATTCAACGCGTGGGCACGACGACGGACGGGACGCCGGTGCTGGCGCGTGATCTGGTGCACATGGAACAGGTCTTTGACGCGACGGAGGCCACGACGCGATGGCTGGCGCAGCAGGGGCTTGAGGTGAACGGACGAGCGGCGGCAACAACCGAGCGTGCGGCGATGCTTTTCGGAAGCGGTTTCCGAGATGCAACGCGGCAGCTTACGAAGCTCTGGAAGAGCTAGGAGGCCTCGACATGACGGGCATGGAACGCCTGAACACGTGCGCGCGGATGATGGTGCGCGGGATCTTGGGAACGAAGCGGTGGGAGATGCTGCCCGCGATCGAGGCGGCTCTGCTCGACAACTGGGATGAGCGGTCGATGCGCGACATCGCCCAGGAGCACCGTCTGCCGGAGGCGACGCTGCGGGCGATCTTGATCGAGGTCCGCCGCGAGATGAAGGCGATCTGTGAGGCCGAGAAGGTCACGCCGCAGATGGTTCTGGCAAGGCCGGACACCGATGAGTAAGCGAACGCTGACAGCAACGCAGGCCGCGAAGGCGCTGGGGATCTCTAAGCAGTACCTGTGCGAGCAGGTACGCGACAAGGGAGCGCCATGCGACACGCACGAGAACGGGCGGCGGCTGTTCAATGAGGCCGAGCTGCGTGAGTGGTTCAACAACGTCGGTTCGGTGCAGCCGCGGCTGGCGAACAAGACGGGCGTGTTTTCGCAAGCCGAACGGGACAAGGCCGAGATCGTGGCGGGCGACGGCGATGACGCGGCGATGCCAATGGCCGAGGCCTTGCGGCGTCGCACGATTGAAGAGGCCCGCGACCGCAAGATGAAGAACGACATCCGTGAGGGCAAGCTGATGGACGCGGTCGAGGTCGAGCGTGCATGGGCCCAGGAGTCGATGACGATCCGCATGGCGATCGAGGCAATCCCGGTCAAGGCGGCTCAGCAGGTGGTCGCGGCGCTGCAGTTGCCGGCGGAGCGGATTCAGACGATCCGCGGCCTTCTGGACCACGAGGTGCGAGAAGCGATGCGAGGGCTGAGCGCGTGACGCTGTGTGATCCCATTGCGGTGGCGCGGGCGGTGCGGCGGCGTGCGTTCGCCGTCCGCGATCCAATCCCGATCGACGAGTGGTGCGATAAGCATCGCGTGGTGGTGTCGGGCAACGCTGAGCCGGGACCGTGGCGCACGGCCCGCACGCCCTATCTGCGCGAGCCGATGCGGTGCATGGATGATCCCGCGTTCCGGCGGGTGACGCTGATGATGGCCTCGCAGTTGGGCAAAACCGAGGCCGGCGTGAACGGCATGCTCAAGCACATGGTCGAGAACCCGAACCACTGGCTGGCGATCTGGCCGAACGACAAGCTGGCCCGCAAGGTGGTAAAGGACCGCATCCGCAAGACGATCGAGGCGATGCCCGTGTTCGATGGCCTGTTCATGCGGAAGCGGACGCAGTCATCGACGACGACGCTGGCGATGATGAACGGCTCGACGGTCACGGCGGTTGGCTCGGGATCGAGCACCAACGTCCGCAGCAACCCGATCGGGTTCATCCTCATCGACGAAGAGGATCTGTGCATCGAGGAGAACGACCAGATCATCCAAGAGGCGATCCAGCGCACCGGCACGTTCCAGCGGTCGCTGCTGATCGACATGGGCACGCCCGGCGTGCAGAACATGGGCCTCCACGCCGAGTACATGAAGTCGGATCAGCGGCGGTACGAGGTGCCGTGTCCGCACTGCTGGAAGCACCAGGAGCTGATCTGGAAGAATGTCCGCTGGGAGGGCGGATCGACCGCGAACCCGGACGAGGTCGAGCGGACGGCGGTGTACGTCTGCGAGCACTGCGGCGGCGTCATCGAGAACCACCACAAGGAGCAGATGTTGGCGCACGGCGTGTGGGTCCGCGAGGGCCAGTTCGTGCGTCGGCGTGACGACGGGACGGTCGAGCTGGTCGGCGACGTTCGCCCGTCCACGCACGCGGGCTTCCGGCTGTCGTCGCTCTATTCGCCCTTCAAGACGTTTGGGTGGGTGGCCCGGGACTTTGTCGAGGCCAAGGGGTTTCCGCCGCGGGTGTGGTTCAACGGCAAGCTGGGCCAGCCGTGGGCGCCGAAGGGCGAATCGCTCGAGGTGTCACAGCTCGAGAAGCTGCGGGTGCCGTATGTCGGCGGCGGTCACAAGATGGGCGCGGTGCCCGAGCCGGTGCTGGCGCTGACGATGGCCGCAGACGTGCAGGCCGACCACCTGTGGTGCGTGGTCGAGGGCTGGACCGAGGGCGGCGTGGACTCGCACCTGGTCTGGGCCGAGAAGATCGAGAGCCCGGCCGGTGGCGGCATCGGCCAGCTCGAGCACGTCCGGCGGCGGGTGTTCCCCACGGCGGACGGTCGCCAGATGCGGATCGTCGCCACGTTCATCGACTCGCAATACCGGACGGAAGAGGTCTTTGAGTTCTGCCGACAGGGGAAGGCCCGGGGCGAGCGGATCGTGGCGGTGCAGGGTCACGACCACCTGACCCTTCCGCACTACGCCAAGGTCATCGAAAAGACCGCGAGCGGGCGGGCGCTGATCGGCGGGGTGCAACTGCTGCACGTCAACAACTCGCATTGGACCGAGGCGATCTGGGGCCAGTTGCTGAACAGCCTGCGGGCGGTGGGGGGGCAGGCGGACGACTCGCAGCCGGACCTGTCGCGCCCGTCCGGTCGGCGGTTTCTGCCCGAGGACTGCCCGGCGTTCGTGCTGGAACACATCACGGCGGAAGCGGCGATCCCCCGGAAGCGTGGCGGTCAGACGATCGTGACGTGGGATCTGCGGCCGGGGCGGCGGGACAACCACATCCTGGATTGTCTGCGGTACAACGCGGCCGGTGCTGATTGGGCTGGTGCGAAGCGGCTGATGCGGCAAGCGCCGGCGGCGGCGTCGGCCCCTCGCCTGCAGGGCGTGTCGGACCCGTCGATTGAGCGGTTCCGGGATCGTTTGCGCCGGTGAGTCGTCTAGCCCGCGATCCGGTGCGCAGGATTCCTGCGCATTCTGGGTATGGGGTATGGCGAAAGCGAATCAACCCAGCACCGCAGCGACGGCCGACGACCCGCTGACGGCTGCGCGCAAGCGACTATCCGACGCTGTCCGCAAGCACGTTCAGGCGTGTCAGGACGGCGATGCTGCTGTTCGGGCGGCACGCGACAAGTACGAAGAGGCCCAGCGCGAGAGCGCCGAGAACCGGGCCGCGACGACGACGGCCAAGGCAGCAGCCGAGGCCGAGGTGGCGCGTCTGGAAGACGAGCAGCGTCGAAAGGACGCAGCCTGATATGGCGTGGACCTACGAAGACTTTGAGCAGCAGACGACGGACAGCGCGAAGCTGTCGCGTCTGCACCTGCACATTGCCGAGGTCCGCGAGAAGTACGGCGGCAAGCAGTCGGTATCCGGCGGCGGCATGAGCCTGTCGGTGGACACGAGCTATCTGAGCGGGCTTGAGGCTCGCCGGGCTGAACTGGAAACCCGCGTCCGCCGCTTCAACGGCCGCACGCCTTTGTCGTTTGCACACACGCAGCGATGAGCAAGCGAAAGAACACCCTCACCGACCGCGTCAAGCGGGCGGAACAGCGTGCGCAGCTTGAGCGGCACCGGCTGGTCGAAACCGCCGCCAAGCGGACCCGCAAGGGCATCGCCGCGCCCCGGGGCTACCTCGACTCCTACGACGCGACCCACCGGGGTCGCAACCGCGTCGGCTACTACGGCCGGGCCGGAAGCCACGATCAGCATCTGGACCCGCAGTCGCACGACTTGCTGCGCCGCGACGCCCGCAAGCTCGACCGAAACAACGCCCTCGCGCGGTCCCTGATTCGTCGCCACTGCGACGCGGTCATCGGCAAGGGCTTCACGCTCCGCTGCGAGTCGGGCGATCAGGAATGGAACAAGGTCGCCGAGCGATTCTGGCGGAAGTGGTACACCGACGAGATCGACGTGCAGGGGCTGGCGATCGGCCCGCAGTTCGACCGGATCGTGCACGATTCCGCCTGCGTGGACGGTGACGTACTCATCGTCAAGCTCGACAACGGCCAGTGTCAGCTCATCGAGAGCGACCGAATCCGCCAGCCTGCCGGAGCGATCGCGTCCGGCCACTCGTGCACCTCTGGTGTCGAGCGTGACAAGGCGGGCCGCATCGTCGCGTTCCACGTCGCTGACACCGCTGGCCCCTCGTCCTACTCGCTCGGCTACACCCAGACCCGCCGCATCCCGGCCGAGTTCTGCGTCTACATGCCCTCGCCGCAGCATCAGCGGGTGAACCAGACCCGCGGCGAGCCGGTTCTGGCCGCGACCATCCCGCTCCTCGAGCAGTTGGACGACCTGATTGACGCGTCCGTTGTCGCCCAGCGGCTTGCGGCGTATCAGGCGCTGGTCATCGAGTCATCCGACCCCGCGGGCATGCAGTCGGCCCTTGAGGGTGGATCTGAGGCCCAGATGCCGGGGCTGTCCACGGGCTACAACGGCGGCGCACCGCAGCCGATCCACTGGGAGCCCGGCGGCGTGCTGCATCTGCAGCAGGGCGAGCGGGCCACGCAGGTCAAGCCCGAGCACCCGGGGCAGAACTTCCAAGACCAGGTCCGCATGCTGGTCCGCATGATCGGTGCCGACTTCGGCCTGCCCCTTGAGCTGTCGATGATGGACAGCTCGCAGGCGAACTACCACGGCTTCAAGGCGGCACTGGAAACGGCCTATCGCGGCTTCGCTCGCTGGCAGGAGTGGAACGCCCGGATGCTGCTGAACCTCTTCCGCTGGCGCATCGGTCGCGCCATCGTCGAGGGTGATCTGCCGTTCGTCGAGTCGTGGGAGCGTGCATCGTTCCTGCCGCCCGCAAAGCCCGTCATCGACCCCAAGGCCGAACTGGAAGCCCTCGCGTTCGGCGTGAATCAGCGACTGACCACCCGCAAGGACGCCGTCGCCGGCCTGAGCGGTTCCGACCTTGACGACCACTACGACCAGATCGAGGCCGAGATCAAGCGCGAAACCAGCGCGGGTATCGGCCCCGTGACCATGCCCGGCCAGGTGACGCCCGCGACCGGCCAGCAACCCAACGCCGAGGCGACCGCGAGCAACTGACATGAGCACGCCGACGATGACATACCAGGGCAACGCCCTGCAGGCGATCGCGTCCGCGCTGATCCCGGCCAACGCCGCGCAGATCATCGAGATGAACGCCCGCAGCGGCAAGCGCCCGAGCCCAACGCCGCGTCCGGTTGCGATGCACGGCCTCGAAGTCATGGATCGCGGCTCATGCTGCTACGCCGTGGGCAACCTGTCGATCGTCTGCATCGACGGCGTCATGGAACACACCGAGAACCCGTTCTCGTGGCTGTTCGGTGGCACCTCGACGGCGACGCTGACGCAGGCGATTCGAGACGCGGCTGATGATCCGCTCACCAAGGCGATCCTGTTCCGCGTCAACTCCCCCGGCGGTGACGTGGCGGGCATGTCGGACCTTGCGGCGGCTGTCGCCTACGCCAAGGCCAAGAAGCCCGTGCACGCGATCTCTGAGAGCGTCTGCGGGTCGGCGGCGTTCTGGGCGGTCTGTGGATCTGCCGAGATCGTGCTGACGCCGACTTCGCTGCTGGGATCGGTCGGCGTATTCGTCGGCCCGATCATCGACCAGAGCAAGGCACTTGCCGCCGAGGGCATCGAAGTCTTCAACGCCAAGACGGGCGAGAACAAGGGCGCCGGGATGCTCGGCGTGCCTCTCTCGGACGGCATCAAGGGCGAGTATCAGCGTATCGCTGACACGCTCGGTGCCGAGTTTTTCAACGCCGTCGCTGCCGGACGCAACAAATCAACGGACGAGATCAAGGGACTGCAGGGCCGGGTTTTCGCCGGTGCCGACGCAGTCTCAGCGGGGTTGGCCGATCGGGTCGTCCCCAGTGTCGAAGCGTACATCGCCGAGCTTCAGAACAAGTTCGCATCGGGCCGAGCCGCGGCACCGGGCGCACGAGCGTCGGCGTCGTCACCCAAGGCCGCGGCGCAAGGAGTCTCTGCTATGGCAACCGATTGGTCCACCGTGACCGACGACGATCTGAAGACGATGCCCGCGTCGATGGTCGAGAAGATCAAGGGCATGTACCCCGAGAAGCAGCCCGACCAGGAGCCCGCGGCTTCGAGCGCTCAGCTCAAGACCGCTGGCCTGCCGGACGCGCTTCGCCTCAAGGCGCTCGAGGAGGGCATGACCCTCACGCAGGCGCTGGCCGCGAAGTCTGCTGCGATCGAGGCTGAGAACGAGAAGCTGAAGGCCAGCGTCGCGGACCTGACCGAGAAGGTCAACGCCAAGACCAAGGCGACGGCGTCCGTGACCGCAGCTGCTGGCAACCTCGGCGGCGTGGCCCCCATCGCCACGGCCACCGCCACCGACTCGGGCCTGACCGAGTACGAGCAGCTCATCCGTGCCGAGATGGCGACCAACGGCAGCAACCGCTTCCGCGCCATCCACACCGTGAACATGAAGCGCCCCGACCTGTACCGCGCGTGGCACGCCGAGCAGGTCGCCGCCTCGAAGAAGTAACCCAACCCACACGCACAGATCGCGGCGAACCCGAGAAGTCGGGCCGCTGTGACATTCACAGAAAGCAGAAACCATGTTCCCCGGACTCCAGACCAACACTGAGATCGTGTCGGCCAACGCCAGCGGTGCGCTGACGCAGGGCCAGACCGTCGTTCTGTCCTACTCGTCCAGCGTCCTGACCGCGACGGCCGCAGGCGCCGGCGACCGCGTTGACGGCGTCGTGCTTGCTCCGACCTCGTCGGGCACGCAGGCCGCGATTCGCCTCCAGCCCGGCACGTTCCTGAGCGTGTACCAGGCTGCTGGCGCGATCTCGGCTGGCAACAACATCTACGCCGCGGCTTCCGGTCGCGTTTCGGCCACCGCCAACGGCCAGTACGTCGGCATCGCCCTCGCGGCGGCGTCGAACGCTGGCGAGCTTGTCGTTGCCCTCGGCAAGTCGTCTGTCCCGAACGCCAAGACCTTCACGGCCACGGCTTCGGCTGGCGACGCGACCAACGGCTACATCGAGTTCACGCACAGCTTCGGCGCGAATCCGGCTGGCTGGATCGCGTACGCCACCAACGGCTCGACCGGCGCTCCCCGCACGATCGCGTCGATCACCAACACCTCCACCAGCGTTGCTCGTGTGACCGTGACCTCGCTCGCGGCCAACGACATCGTCACCCTCCACGTCGTCAAGGCCACGGTCTGACGGCACCCACCCAGTTCCTTCCACACGCACAAGTCGCTGCGGCATGACCGCAGCAGACCGGAGTTTTCCCCATGCCTTATGCTGACAGCGCCACTCTCTACGGCCCGCGTCAGGATCTGGTCGGTGCCCTCTACAGCACCGCCCCGAGCCAGAAGTACGCGGCCCTCGACATCCTCCCCCCGATGCCGGTCTACGCCAAGGACGGCCGGTACCACAAGGTTTCGTCCGGCAAGGCGTACCGCCTCGTCGGCGCGAAGCGTGCCCCGGGCGCTCCCTACGCCCGCGTTTCGACTCCGATCGACTCCGCGACCTTCCTCTGCGAAGAGCGCGGTATCGAGGAGTCGGTCGATCGTGCCGAGAAGGCGATCTACCGCAGCGTGCTCGATCAGGACCAGGTCGCGGCGACCACCGCGTACAACGTCCTCTCGATCGCGCACGAGTCCGACGTGGCTTCCGCAATCTTCAACGAAACCACGTTCCCGGCCAGCGGCACGACCGGTCTGACCGTGTCGGCCGCGTGGTCGAATGCGTCGTCTGCGACCCCCATCGCTGACGTGAACGCCGGCAAGAACGCGATCTCGGCCAAGATTGGCGACGGCTCGTATGTCCTCCTCGCCAACGACAAGGTCATTCGCAATCTGTGGGCGACCACCAACGTCCGCAACCAGATCAAGGACGTGTACGGCCGCTACATCGAAGGCAGCCCCAACCTCGAGACGCTCGCGCAGGTTCTCGGCGTGAACCGCATCATCGAGGCTCCCGCGATCTACAACACGGCCGTCGCCGGCGCCACGCCGTCGATGTCCCGCATCTGGTCGGACACCTACGCGTTCCTCGCTCGCGTGAGCAACGAGCGGATGCTGCGTGAGCCCCAGCTCGGCCGCACGTTCGTTCTGAACAACGTCCTCGACCGCAGCGACGCTGCCGCTCTGGACGTTGGCGCCCAGCTCGACGACCGCCTCCTGGTCGAGATGTACCGCGATGACACCCGTCGTTCCGACGTGGTGCGCTGCATCGAGTACACCGACGAGGTGATCATGGACTCGTCCTGCGGGTTCCTGTTCAAGAGCGTGACCTAAGCCCTCACTCGGCGAGCTTCGTCCCCTCGCCGTCTACTCCTCACCGCCGCCCGGTTTCGCCATCGGGCGTCGGCTTTATCTGCGAGATGGCGCAGCGGTAGCGCGTCCGGCTCATACCCGGAAGGTCGTCGGTTCGATTCCGGCTCTCGCTATTCACCCATGATCACAGCCCTAAACATCAGCACGTCTCCGGTTACGTCGGCGTGGTTCAACTCGCACGCCAACGAAGCCGTCGTGTCCGTGCGCCTCTTTATGACGGGCACCGGACTGGTCCGCATTGAGGGGCGGAACCTGCCCAACGGAACAGCAACGCCAATCGGTCTGCTGTACAGCACCGGGTCGATGCTCGTGCCTCGGTTCAACCAGTACCGCGTGGTCGTGGTTCAGCTTTCCGCAGGTGCTCGTGTTGAATCCGTTGACGTAGGTCCGAGCATCAGCGACGACGAGTACGGGCCTGCGGCATCGCCGCGGCTCCAGTATCGCGGTCGCCCCGACTCGTTCGGTCACCAGGCCAAGAGCAGGGCACCGCAGTTCGTGTTGCCATTTGACCTGTTGCCGGGTGCTGGCGTCATCGGCACCGACCGATGCCGGGTGGAAACCGGCACAGGCAGCAAGGACTACACGAACTGTTGGTCGGGTGAAGTGCAGACGAGCGAAACGCGGCCCTATTCGATCAACCTGACAGGCACGACCAGCCAGACGACGGAGATTCGGTACGACTACCGCGTGTCGTCGAGCGGTCCGGGCGGGCAGAACATCTCCGGTGCTGGCGGCGTCCCCCCGACCATGTTTGCCCGTTTCTACGCGGACTCGGCCAATGCGAACACGCTGGCAACGTCCAACATCAACCTCGTGACGTTCACGATGCAGGAAGGCGCAAACGTCCACTCTCAATGGCTGGCGCAATACAACCAAATGGACGCCTCGGCGTGTGCCGGTCCGGGTTGGCTTGAAATCACCGAGAACATGATCCCGGCTGGCACGTTCGACGAAACGGCGGTCGATTTGTTCCGTTTCTTTGTGCAGCCCCGCAGCGGCCAAGCGGCGTCGATCACGTTCGACACCGTTCAGTTCCTTGAGAACGACCCATCCAAGCGGTACATCGCGTTCCGCGACGACGACTGTTTCCCCGACGTGTGGCGAGTCGCCCGCGAGTTCGACAAACGCGGGATTCTCGGGACGTTCTTCTGCAAACCGCGACTGGTCGGGACATCCGTTGGCGCGACGCTGGCCGACATCCGTGCCATGCAGCGGGCCGGGCACTTCATCGCACACCAGGGTTGGTCGCGCTTCGAGGAAGACACGATTGGGTCCTCCACGTTCAACTACATGCAGCAGTCGCCGGAGGAGTTCTACACCAAGAACATCCTGCCCGCGATGTGGTGGATGCAGGACAACGACTTTGCCGAGGGTGCCCGCGTCTTTGCTCCTGAGCAGGGCAACATGACGTGCGAGCAGCGCGAGTACGCGTACCAGCGCGGCATCGACATCATTTCCCAGACCAACACCTGCGGCGGCACGTCCAACCACATCAACCACCCGCGACTGCTTCGGAACAACTTCACGGTCCTCTATGGCGGCACGGCTGTCGGCGCGGCGGATCGACTGGACACTATCGGCGGCGTGCTCATCTACACGGGGCACGACACAACCTCAGCGGGCAACGCCACCATGGCGTCGGTGATGAACCGCGTCATGCCGGGCGTCAAAGACGGAACATACAAGTGCATCACGTTCGCCGACATGATCGGCGGGTTGTCCTGAGAATGAGCATGACCAAGAACATCCGCCACACCCTTATCCGCGTCGGCATCGGTGCCCTTGCGGTGCTGTTCCTGTTGGCGTTTATGACGCTGGCGGGATGCACGTCGGGCACAAAGGACATCGCCCGCGCCGCTGGCAACACGCAGACGCTCGCGGCTGGCATCATCGCCCACACCGAAGCCCTTGCCCCGTTGGTGGCCGAGCATGAGCAGGCGGCTAGCCACGTCAAGGGCATTGCCCAGAACGCCCGCGACATTCAGATTGAAGCGGGCAAGGTCCAGACCGCTCTGCCGAAGGTGAAAGACGTGACACCTTGGTGGGCGACGTTGCTCGGTAACGTGACATGGCTGGCACTTATCGCTGCCGCCGCGATTCTGGCGATCAAGTTCTGGCCCGTGCTCGCCGTGTTCCTCGCGGGCGTGAAGTGGCTCGAATGGCTCATCCCAAAGCCCACCCGCATCGCTGCCGAGCGTGATTACGAACTCTACCGCGAGGCCGACGAACCCCACCGTGACGCCCAACGCGACCGCATCCTCGCGGCTCGCATGAACCCGTACTACGACGCGGCGTGGCGTCGTGCCGAACGAAAGGCCCGACTCGGAGCCAAGGCGTGAGTATCCCGCAACACGACCCGACCGAACATACCGCAGGCTACGAACTGGCGATCATCGCCCAGGACGTGCGGCGGTTGATCGACGGCCAGCACCGCATCGAGAAGTTCCTGACCGGCAACGGCGATCCCGCGAGCGGGCTGCTGTTCCGCATGGCCGAGATGGAGCGCCAAGCACGCGAGAAGGCCGAAATTGACAAGGCCCGCAACCTGCGCGTGAACGGGTGGGTTGCGGCTGCAATCACCGCATCAATCACCGCACTCATCGGGCTCGGCGTCAAGGTGGTCGCCAGCGGCAACGCTGCACAGGCCCAGCACACACAGAAGGACCGCTGAATGGCACTCACCACGATCCCATCTGCCCCGCTCATGCGGCTGTCGCAGTTGCCGTATGTCACGCACACGACATTTACCTTCAACAACGCGACCGCCAGCAACAACGTCTTTGCCGCAATCTGCATGTTGCAGCCCGGCGAGACAATCGCGGGCGTATACCTCGTCGGCGGCGGCGCGCCCGCTGGCACCCCGACGTACAACGTCTCGATCGAGGGCGTTGTCAACGGCGGCGCAACGTATGGCGCACGCCCAAACGGAACCCCCCTGACTAGCAACGGGGCTGGTTCTGTCCCGATGATTGTCGAGGACAACCCCGGCTCAGCCGTAACAAGCAACGCGATTGTGCTGCACGCATTTGTGGACACCTACACGAACAACAGCGCGGCTCCCGAACTCATCGCCATCACGATCCGCACAGGCACGACCGGATCGGGACTCAACGCCGCAAACACCATCACGATCAAGGGTGGGTATCAGACGTGGGCAACGAACTACTCGCAGCCGTACCACTCCAGCCTCATCAGTGGGTCGTGGTCGCACACCGGCAACATTCCGACATTGTGGGCAGTGGACGGTGCCGGGCGAATAGTTACAAACACGTCCAATGTGTCGATATTCACCAACGAAACGAACTGGACCTCGGCGAGCAACCCGAACCGTCGCGGCATCCGCTGGAACGTGCAGTTTGGGTGCCGTCTCAGAGCGGTAAACATCTTGTATCGCACTGCCGGAAACGCGACGCACGAAGTTGTTGTGAACGTCTACGAAAGCGACGGAACGACGCTCAAATCCACAAGCACGACTTCGTACAACTCGTGGAACTTGATTCCGTTCAATCCTGCCCAGTTGATGGTCAGCGTCGATGTCCCGCTGACGACGCTCGCGGCTGGCGACGTGGTGCGAATCTTCGTCAAGCCGGACGCAACGGCCAACTCCGTGCTGATGTTCTACTGCATGGAGTGGACGACCAGCACCGAGCGACAGTTGTTCTTTGACACGTTTGGAACCGACGTGTTCATGTACACCGCGTCGCCGGACGGAACGACCTGGACGGACACCAACACCAAGTGCGCGGCGATTATTCCGATCATTGACCAGATTGACACCTCCGGCGGGCGCAGCCTTCGCGGTCGCGCCGCACCGATTGAGAAGGATGCAGACATGGGAACTCACGTTGAACGCCTCTCCCGATACCTGCCCGGCGCCGGTCAGGTCACGACCGCCTACGCCCTGACCGTCCCGGCCGATGGCCAGTTCGACAGCCTGGCCGCGATCACCGCCGTCAACGCCAATCTGCGGGTCGTCCCGCTCGGGCGCGTCGGCGACACCGCGACCGCGTCCCCGGCCCGCGGCGTCCGCATCGTGCCCTTCGGCCGCGGTGCCGACAACGACACGTTCACCACCCGCGTCTACGCCGTGCACTGCACCTCCGAGGCCGGCTTCAACGGCCCTTGCGAGGTCCATCTGCTGGCGACGCTGACCGTCACGCTCGGCAACGCGACCGGCGACGGTGCCTCGGGATCGACCCTGTTCGGCAGCAGCGACCGACTTGCGGACACCGTGAGCGTGTCGAAGGATTCGTACCTGACGGCCCTCGAATCGGCGTTCGGCCTGTCGTCCGGTGCGGTGGTCTACTCGCCCGCGAACAACACGCAGGCCTCGGTCTGGTTCCCCGACCTCGGCAACGCGGACGGCATCCTGTTCGACACCGATCTGGGCTCCGGCAGCGGTGCGAACTTCCTCATCCAGAAGGACACCTGAGTGGGCGCGCTCGACTCTGACATCTCGGACATGATGGAGGAGGCGATCGGCGACCTCGGGCGCACGATCACCTACTACAAGCGGACGCCCGGCGGGTCGATCAACACGGCCACGATGACTCGCGGGTACACGACGACCGCGACCATCTCCGTCGCGGCAATCCGCTCTCCGGGCCGCTCCGAGGACGTTGGCCGCGGGGCTGTCACAGAGTTTGTCTACACCCTCCGCAAGTCCGATCTGGGGGCGTCCGTGGTGCCCGACCGCAACGACCAGATCAGCGACACCGTTGGCCCGGACACGTTCACCCTGAGCGTCACCAACATCGAAACCGACGCCAACGACCTGGCGTGGCGGATCACGGCCCGATTTAAGCGGAACGAGTCCTGATATGGCTGCGGCGATCATCGACGATTCCATCGTTCTGAAGCTGCTGGTAGGGCAGCTCAACACCGTGGACCCGGTTGTCCGCGTGCTGGGCGAGCCCGAACGCGACCTCGGCAACGTCGCGGCCGAACTGATCCGGCTGTCCGTGTCTCCGCACGACCGCGTCATGGCGGACGAGGCCGAGGACATGGCAGACGTGGAGTTTGAGATTGTCGGCGTCGTCGGCGCGACCGCCCAAGAGGCTGCGATCAACCTTGTCACGCGGATGGCTATGGAGATCGCCACCGCATTCAACGAACAGCGTCTGTACGACGCGTCCACTGGGCACGAAGTGCAGATCCACCGCATCTCACGCGAAGTCGAGGCCGCTGGCAGCGACACGGACGCACAGGACGGCCCGTTTGGTCTGTTCCGTTTGGTAGGCACTGGAATGGCTCGCCGGACCTCTGGCGCGTCGCTCGTCGCTCCCTGATCACGTTCACCACACCCGCACACCAACGCGACGGACGACCCGCCGCGATTTGGAGGCTTTCACATGGCAGTCACCACCGTCAACACCGCCAAGAGTCGCTGTGACGCGACCAACGCCCGCATCCTCATCAAGAACGGCACGGACTACATCAGCATCAGCAATCTTCGCCCGAACTCATGGTTTGAGTACACGCCCGGGCTCCGCGAGATCCTGCACGAGACGAACGTCGGCGACCTGACCACTCCCCAGAACGGCGACGCCAAGCCCACGCAGCTCCGCATCAAGGTCTGGGGCACCGCGTCGGTCGGTTCCACGCAGGTCGAGCAGTGGTTCAGCACGATCGACAACTCGCCGGCGGACGGCAATCGCAAGCTGCACGACATCTACATCGAGATCCCCAACTTCGCGGGCGCGTCGGCGGGCAAGCTCTACCGCTTCCGCTACTGCGCCGTGAAGGCCGAGGGCGGTATCTCGGTCAAGGCCGGAAGCTCGTTCGACGAGTTTGACCTGGACCTGACCGACTTCGAAGCCGCCCCGACCATCAGCGCGTATGTCGCCCCTCTCTCGTGAATATGACCACCACACTTGCCACGATCGCCAGCAAGATCGCGTCCCGGCCGGTTCGGCTGGACTCCGATCGCACCGTGACCATCCGGGCGCTTCGCGTCTCCGAACACGAGGCGGTGCAGGACTGTTTTCCCCGTCCTGCCCCGCCCTTCGGTCCCGACCCGACCAAGGGCAGCAACGCCCCGCCGATCCAGCGACCGGACGACGTGATCTACAACCGGGCTCTCCGCCGGTGGTATGCGAACGTCATGCTGGCCGAGGTGGCGATCGGCATCGGGCTTGTGCTCGAGGACGGGCGCCCGTTCCCGGCCTCCGGCGACGCCGTCACCGACAACGGCTGGCTGGTGGACGCGACGAAGCAGCTCCGCGACAAGATGACCGACGCCGACGTGCGGCTGCTGCACGAGGCGATCGACCAGCTCGGCACGGTGGCGATGGTCAAGGAAGCGATTCGGGTGCTCGTGGTCGAGCGTGACGGCTCGGCAGACGTTGCCCCCGAGATTCGCATCCCCGAGGACTACGACAACACCGAGACGGGTTTGCTGCTGTCGGCGGCGGAACGGTTCGGCGTCGGCGATCCGATCGCTTGGATTGACGGTCTGGACGCGGGCAAGCGGGCGATGATGCTCGCCAACGAACTGGTCCGGCGGCAGGAAGAGAACGAGAAGATGCGAATCGCGGCGGCGGCTGTCGGCATCGCGGGACTCTGATGATCACGCTCAACGCGGACAAATCCCGATGGGACGCGCGTTATCAGCGCATCCTCTCGCGGCGGGTGTACGCGCGTCGCGTGGCGACGATCGAGAACGCCCGCTCTGTCTGCCGCATCGCGTACAACAACGCCCCGGTCGATACCGGCCGGTTCAAGAAGAATCTGGCCGAGGCCGCGAACCGCGCCGGCGTCGGGCCGTTGGTGCCAATCAAGACCAAACGCAGCAAGTTCGCCGATCGTCTGGTGCCCCGGCTGGCAGAAGAGGCCGCGTACTGGACCCTCCGCGACAACCAGTATCAGGCTGCGGGCCGCACCGATGAGCCGTACTACCGCAAGATCCTCAAGAACCGCAACCGGGCCGAGCTTGAGCTGCGGCGATTCGAGCAGACCGATGACGCGATCGTCATCAACGCCTTCGGCGGTCGTCGGGCGTCGGTTCGGTACAAGGTCTACATCGGTCGCGGTCGCATCCGCCAGACGCGGACCCGGACCATCGTCGAGGTCCACAACACCGAGGCGCACGCGAGCATCGTCGAGAAGCGTCACAAGGTCATGGCCAGCGCCATCGCCGCGGTGAAGTCCGGTGGCGGCGGCATCGTCAAGCTGAGCAAGCGTCGGTATCTCGAAGCCCTGGGGGAATCCAATGGCTGACCTGATGACGCGAATCTCGGCGGATGATGCGCAGTTCCAGAGCGCGATGAGCCGCATCGACGGCCGCATGTCGTCCATTGGCCGGACGGCAGGGCAGGTGTCCAAGATCATGAAGGGCTTGGGCGTGATCAGCGTCGCCAACTTCGCGGTCGGCCTGATCACCCAACTGGACGACGTTCGGGAGAAGGCCGTTTCCGCGTCGGACGCCATCAACCAGATGGGCCGCTCGGCGGTCGAGGCGATGAACAAGCGCCGCGACGGGTTCATGGGTCGGCAGGCCGAGGGGCCGCAGTCGATCCGAGCGGACGCGGGCAAGAGCATCGACGAGATCATCAAGAAGCGCGACGAGGCGATGATCGAGCTGGAGAAGAAGAGCTTCCTGGGCAAAGCCGCCCTGGAAATCTACAACCAAGCCATCGGGGCCGACGAGGTCACGGTGGAGGCGATGCAGCAGAAGATCAAGGAAGACGCGAAGATCCAGATTGCGGCCATCAACGGTGCCGCCAATCAGGCCGTTGCCGCGTGGAAGGACAAGAGCGAACGCGAGCGGGCAGAGAAGATGCGCAGCGCTCAGGACGACGTTGAAGAGAAGTTCATGGCAGACGAGAAGCAGAAGGCGGAAAGCCGCCTCGGTCTGTCTGACCAGCTCGAAACCCGACGCGTCCAGATGCTGAAGGAAAAGGGACGAACGCGAGAGGCCGAACTGGCAGAGCAGGCCGCACGCTCGGCCAAGATGCGCCGCGAGATCGAGGGTGCCGACTACCTCAGCGACACCGACCGCAATCGGGCGCTCGGGGCATTGTCCGCCGCCGATGCTGCCGAACGCCAGTCGATCGACCAGCGTGCTCTGTCGTCTGCACAGGCTGCGGCCCGCGGCGGCTTCCAGTCCGTTGGCGTCGGTGGTTCCACACTCCGCCAGCAGGGAAGCCTTGAGACGCAGTCGCTGCAGCGGTCTATTCAGAGCATCGACAGCAATCTTGAGAAGGCATCCCGCGATCTGTCCGTCGTCGCCAATCGCTTGACCGACCCTCGCTACTCACTCGCCAGTTACAAGTAACCCATGCCCCCATCAGTCCGACGAATCTTCGATCGTGAGTGCGGAATCTCCGACTCATTCGGCGGTGGTCTGCGCGCACAGGCCAAGTACCGCGTCCAGACCCGCGACGAACTCGCGGCTTTGGATGTTGCGGGCGTGCCGCAGATGGGCGCGGCCTACTCCGCCGGTCGCCCCGGTCTTGTCGTCACCTCTCGCCGCACGGTGGTCGAGGGCGGCAAGGACGACGCGAACGGCGTCGGCGGCGTCACCACGGTCTACGTCGAGTACACCGAGCGAAACTACCAGTGGTCCGGCGAGGTCAAGGAAGTCCAGCCGCCGGGCGTCAAGCACACTGTCATCGCCGTTGGCAACGAAAGCGTCGAGGTCGGCGCAGGCGTGAACGACTCCGGCATCGTCATGGATGCTTACTTCACCGACATCGCCAACAACATCACGGTCGATGGGCCGATCAACAACGGCAAGCCCATGCCGAAGCAGGTCGGGCGGATCACCGCGACCGTCTACGACTTCCGGCCCCTGAACTACAGCATCCCCTACGCCACGCTTATCGCGCTCGCGTCTGACAAGGCGCTGAACTCGGACGCGATCACGCTCCCCGCACCGCTCGGGACGGTCAACGCTGTCAGCCTGCAGCCGAAACAGGCTCTGTACATGGGCTTTGAGCCCGAGATTCGGCCCGACGCGATTCTCATCAAGCACCAACTCGAGCTGGCCGTCGATTTCTACTACCGCTGGGCGATCATTGACAAGGACGGCAAGCCGACCGGCACGCTCGGCGCCGTGCAGCTCTACCGCGCGACGCCGTTTACAGGACTTTGGTAATGCCGCAGATTGGCACTCCAGTTCAGTCAGGCGACGGCATCCGCGCCGAGCACCACAACGGCATCGTCCGCGGCTTGCTGCGCGCCCTCCGCATCACCACCGGACCCGGGCTGTCTGGCAAATGGACCGACGACGGCCTGCACCTGATGCTGTCGCAGTCGCCGGATTGGTTCATCCCGGCCCGCATCACCGCCAAGACCGGCGGCGATCCCGACTTGCCCGCGAACGTCCTGTACACCGTCAAGGGCATCTTCGAAGACAACGCGATTCTGTCCAACGCGACCCCGTCCTACGGGCGTCCGGTGAAGGGCGCAGATACGGCGTTCACCAAGATCCGGCCCGCGGCTGTCGGCTCGTTCTGCTACATCCTCCGCGACCGCAACGCCGAGGGCGCCATCACCGCGAAGCTGGTCCTGCTGCCCGGCGGGTCCGAGGGCGAAACCGTCTTCCACGAGGCGTGCTCCTGACATGGCCAACCCGATCTCACGTCAACCCCAGCGATTCAACCGCTTTGATCTCAGCGTTGCCACGCGCGAGTTCATCCGCGTCAAGGTTCCGACCGCCAAGGCCATGACGGTTGCGGCGTTCAAGGAATCCGGCTCGTGGTCCACGCGAACGCTCGTCGTCAACCGCGTCGTCGGCCCGTCGTCCTACGGGTTCGCCACGGCCAAGACCATCGCAGCCGGCGGCGGCTCGGTGTCGCTCTCGTCGATCGAGATGGAAGGCGTCTCTGAGATCGAGATTGTGACCAACACGGGCGCTGCCGAGGCTGCAGGCTCCTACGCCACGATCACGATCACGATCGAATCGGACGCCACGCAGCCCGCCACCGAAGAGGACCGCATCCTGTCCGGCGGCTTTGAGGAAGGCACCGGCGGCGGCTTCCGCGTCATCGGCTCCTGACCAACTGACCACCAATCCACCCACCACGACCCCTAGACACGGAGGGCCGCTATGGCCACGTTCACCAATACCGTCCGCGACCCCAACCTGATCACCTCTATCGCTGGCGGAGCGATCGCTGACGGCGACACCGTCCGGCTCACGCAGGGCAAGGACGCGTACACCGCGGGCCTGTCCAATCCGACCATCGACCTGCTGCTGTTCCACGCCACGCCGGGATTCATGGGCGACATCGCGGATTCGGCGCTCGACTTCGAGTGCAACCGCACCGCCACGGGCAAGATGATCCTCGAGTGGTCCGGCCAGGTCATCCGCATCACCAGCAACGCGGGCGCGGGCACGATCAACGAACTGCAGGTCAACCCGGCCCAGAACGGCCAGGTGTCCGCCACGGCCTGTCTGATCACCACGGCGATCGTCTCGGCTGGCACGCTGCTCTGCTCGGACTCGGCGGCTGTGACGACCTTGAGCCAGACCGGCGGCGTGACCTTCCTCGACAAGGGCGGCACGGCAGCGACGACCGTGACCCTGAACGGCGGCTCGTGCAACCTGAACCGCGACGTGACCACGGCCAACGTCTACGCGGGCCAGTTGCTGATCGACAGCACGACCTGCACGCCGACGACTGTGAACCTCGGCGGCTCGGGCGTGCTCAAGATCAAGCAGGGCGGCAACATCACGACCCTGAATGCCCAGGCTGGCACGCTGGATCTGTCCGAGCTTGCCCAGGACATCACGATTGCGACCGGCAACGTCGGCCCCGGCCTGACGATCATTCGCCCGCGCTCTGGTGCGGCGTACACGATCACGACCCAGAACACCACCGGCAGCGGCCCCCGGTTCGCCTGAAATGGCTAACGGCGTCCTCGTCAGCACCAACGGCGGCGTGCGCGTCGGCTCGTCTGGAGGCGTGCGCGTCACGAATGCGGCGGGGGCGTGTCCGTCGTGCGGGTGCGGCAGCACCGGCGAAACGTGGCCGACCTCGGGCTGGATTGTTGGTACGCCGTGCAAAGATGGCGTGTCACCCAACCGTCCGATCGTGCTGGCGGTGGCAGCGATCCGGGCGTACCTGCTCGCCACCTACGGCAGCGAGAGCCCCGCAAACGTGCCGTGCGTCGTCGCCTCGGCCGCGACCAACGTCGGCGCGGTCTGTGCCCGCTTTGGTCCGGGCATGCCCGTGGTGACGAGCACGGCGAACACCTACGTGGCGGCTGGCATTTTGCCGAACTGCTGCACCTGCGGCGACTGCTACAACAACGTCGGCTTCAACGTGAGCCCCACGCAGCCCGGCGGCGTGTCGGTGACGCTGCCTTCGCAGTTGTGCTGCCTGCCTCGGGCGACGACCGGCGACATCGTGCGGAACGTGGGCTCGCTGACCTATTCGAGCTTCACGTCGGGCGTGTTTGAGGGAACGAGCTACGAACTGACCAGAAACTCGTCCGTGAACTGGGACGAAACCCTGATTGTCGGCGGTGGGCAAGTCGTGGTGAGATGGCTCGAGCGTTCCGTTGGCAACTACATCGACCCCTTCGGCAACCCCTACACGATCATCAACGACAACGAACGAGGACTCACGCTGCAGGTGACGCCAGCGACGTTCATCAACGGCTGGTACATCACCAGTGACCCGAACGCAGACTTCGTTCTCAACTTCGCCACGCTGGAGCAGACGCTCCGGCCGTACATCAGAACCGCTGTCGTCAATCCAGGCAACCCCGCGACCGGCGGAACCGTCACTGTGGCGTGCGATCGCATCGCGTTCTCAGTCACGCGGGCACTGTTCGACGGCAGCGAAACGTGGAGCGGCCAAGAACGGTGGCTGCACGAGGACACCAAAGGCTGTGGCCCCGCGTGCGGTGCTGGTGACGCTCCTCCCGCGTCGCTCTCGGCTCTGGCGGAGATGTTCTCGTGAGCTGCTGCGGCGGGACCATGCACGACCGCGACCGCGCCGCGTGCCAGTACCTCGGCCTACGCCACGACGGAACGCACGTCTGGGATCTTGAGTTTGCCATCGGTCGCTGGCACTTCCGCGGCATCGCGTTCTACGGCGTCCCGTTCCACCGGCGGATCGTGCTCGCGTGGCAGATGCACCGCGAACGCAAACGAGCGGGCAAGCCATCGCGGGGCGTCTGGGCCTTCGTTCGCCAGTTCTCCGGCTGCGGCTGCATCGTGGTTCTCAAGGACGCTTGGACGAAACTCACGGGGTGACGCATGGCGACGGCGAAGACGGACGTTTCCTATGTCGTCTCGGTGGGTGACATCCACGCCGGGAGCGCCTTCGCCCCATGCCCTGACGAGATCGCCGGTCAGTACGATCTGACCATCCACGCCTCGCGCGTGCAGCGATGGCTTACCCGATGCTGGGAGC